AAATGTATCTTGAAGCTGCGGAGGCCATACGCAAGGGTTTCTGGGTCCCAGATGAGGCAAAGGAAGAGTTCCTTGCTATTGAGTCTACAATCAACAATCGTGGTCAGATAGCACTGGTACCGAAAGATCTCATTAAGAAACAGTTAGGTCACTCACCTGACCTTGCAGACGCCATTGCATTATCCATTTATGCAAAGAATCACTTTGAACAAATGCCAGAATATAATGCTCAGAAAGCGTCGGATATAGCAAATAAATATTTACAATACTTTAAGGTATACCATTGATTGATTGTTCTAAATGTAAAGGCCTATGTTGTAGGCATGTAATACCGGAATTATCTAGGGGAGACGGAGTATGCAGGTTCTTTGATGAGGAGGCCTGCACTTGTTCTATATATGACCACCGACCAGATATTTGCAATACAGATATAATGTACGAACGTTATTTCTCCAAGGTAATGACCAGAGAGGAATATGATAGAAGAAATTCAGAAGCCTGTAGCCTATTAATATCTAATTATTATTGTAAGAATTAATAAGGAGTTTAATATGGACGTTCGTTCTATAATTAAAGAGGCTGTAACGAGAATTAACCTTGTTCCTCGAAGACAGGCAATTCCGGGCGATATTCAGGAAACAGCCTACCAGTTACTCAAGGGTATCGTAAATAAATATAACTACGATAACCTCTTAAACTTTACACAGAATTCCATTCTTGTCAAGAATTCTGAAATTACTCATATTTATGACGAAGACGACATTGTAAAGGGAAAGAACAACATGTATTTCCCATCGTTACCAGCATTGAATGCCTACGAACCTTCTTCTGAAGATTACGAGAATGGTGTATGGGCAATGGTCGAAGGTAATCCAGATACTGTATATATTGTATATTCACCTGCTCTGGAAGTATATGCATGGCATGCACAAACAATTTATAACGATAATAGTCAGAGAATTCAGACTATGCGTAATTATATCAAGATGAACCATGTTCAGGTAAGGGATGTCGCAAAGATTAACTCTGTATATCTCGTTACACCGGAGAATGAACCGTTCAACCTCTATAGGGAGTTGGAATTCGTACCTGCATCAAGATTCGATAATTATACATACAATTCACCTGTATATACAGTTATAGAGAAATCAGAAGGTGAATGGTTAATGATGATTAAACCAGGAATCGCAATGTTAAATAAGCGTATCAAGATTAATTATAATGAATCTTTGGATTTCGACATCGACAGTGACCTTTATATTCCTGATAACTATACAGAATTGTTAATTGTTGCATTGGCACATAAGTTGGCATTACAATATCCACGTCTTGACGATGCACAGATGGCTAGACTTGAACAGGAAGTTAGAGTATTGGTTGACAATATCAGAACGCCTAAGGCCATAACCAGAATGGTAATCCGTAATAACTATGACTATTACGGTGATAGAACAATGACAACCCATGAATTATTAACAGGACCTTGGCTCTAAGGAGAACAAATGGCAAATCAGGCACGTTTAATACAGAATATTTGCGGAACTATTGCACGAAGCAATATCGTCAAGGTAGGTCTGTCAGAATCATTAAATATGTTCCAGGAAACACAGAATCCAACGGAACATTCTTGTGATCTGATTATGAGAACTGTCATGGGCGAGGTCAATGCCGCAAATATTACAGGTAAATGTAGAGGAATGTATAGAGTTTCAAGAGGTTACGATAACCGACCTGTTCTTTATGCAGTATTTGACAATTACCTCTATCTTATTGACGAGAATAATAATGTAAACTACATTGCAACTATTAGTTCACATGGTTCTGAATGTCATATGACCGAAACCGGTGGTTATGGTTCTGCACATCCTCATTTGATTATCGTGGATGGTTATAGCGTATATGCAGTAAATACTGGTTTATCTATCGGTGACCAACAGTTGGATTTCAGAAGTATTGCATTACCATTACGTATTAATTCCAAAGATACTTTCATCAAACCTACGCATTGTGCATATTTATATGGTTATTTAATTGTCAATGACGCAGGTACCGATGCATTCTATGTTTCTTATCAATATCCGTTCGAAGTAGAAGATGCAGAAGATCCTGCATTCTACCAGTTACGTAATAATTTCATTACATGGTGGACAACATTAGACGAAACAACACAGGAACAGTACAGGGCTGGTGAAATTCAAGATTCCTATTATGATATGTATAAAGCATTCATTACTGGAACTGCAAATGATGACCCTGAGAAATACGATGTATTCAGAGTAGGCACTGTACAGTTTGCACAGAGAGGCTACTACTCCTTTAGTGAATGGGCGCCAGATAATACGTTAGCATTATGTTCAAATGGCTCTAAACTTTATACATTTGGTGAACGCTCTTGGCAGGTATTCTCTTATAATGACGATATGAATAACCCGTTCAGTTCTCCTGACAATGCAGCAGGTAACATTGGTATTAAGGCACCAAATAGCTTAGCTATGTTGGGTAATACCGTATTATGGTTAGGTTCTTCAGATATTGGTGATAATGGTGTCTTCATGATTACTGATACTACTATTACCAGAATTTCTACACAGGATATTGAAAGAGAGATTACTCAGATAATCAATCCAAAGAACGCATATGCACAGATATGGCAAGAACATCAACATGTATTCTATTCTTTAACGTTTGAAGATTCTAAGAAGACATATGTTTATGATGTTACAGAACAGGCATGGCATTACAGAGCATCCTATGACAAAGACAACAGGTTAACATTCTGGAGATATAACCACGCAACCTTTGCCTATGGTAAGATTTATGTAGGAACTCAGAATGCTCTCTGTTATATGGATGAGAACAAATATACAGAACATGACGGAAGAGTCATATTGAAGATGAGAAGAGGTGGTGTATTAACTTCAAATGACTCTCCGTTCTATATAGATTGTTTACGTTTGATTACAAATAACGGTCAACATTCGTTCAATGACCAATATGATAACATGGAAGCAAATCCGAGAGTTTCGTTCAGATATTCTTGGGACGGTGCAACATGGTCAGATTATGAAGACGCCTATATGGGCAAGATTGGTAGATATGACTACGAAACGAATATCTACGGTTGCGGTATGGGTAGATTCTTTACATTGGAAGTTTCTACGACAGAATCTGTACCAATGTCTTTAGAGAATTTACAGATTTCTTGGTCACCTTGTTCTGCTTTCTAAGAGGTATTCATGATTAAGATTATACGATATGACGAAAGTAACAAGAATCAGGAGGCTCTAAAGGGTCAATATGGTCAATATTCTGATGGTAAGGGTATATTCACTCTCATAAAGAATATACTCTTTATTAACCTATTGCCCGGAGCCGTATATGACAATGAACCGTTACCAACAGTTTACGATGGCTTTATAATGCTATCAAACGGTGGAAGAATTCAAATTAAGGACAGTAAATTGACGTGCAAACTATCAGATACAGTTTGTGGCCAAGGCGCGCTTGTCTTAAAGAAATGGAATTAATCTAATTATTTAACAAAGAATTTAAGGAGAAACTATGATTCCTCTCATTATTGCAGGAGCTGCTGCAGGTCTTGCAGGTCAATTAGGCGGTGCAGCTATTTCAGGATATTATGGAGATAAGGCTTCTGAAAGGGAAGCGAATGCACGTAGAGAAGCTGCTGCTCAATTAAGGCAACAGGGTGCTGTTACAGATGCACAATATAATCAGTTAATCGACCAAATTAACCAGTATTACAATACACGTGGTTCTTTAGGTACACGTTCTGATGTTAATGCCTATAAACAGGCTATTTCAAACTATAACCCTGAAGATTATGCCGCAGATGTTGGTGAATTTAATTATGGTAAGACAGCTGAAGATTTCACTAATCCATATTATGCACAGATTATCGGTCAGACACGTGACCAGTTGCAGCATACCGCAGCAGGTGCAGGTCTCGGTCGTGGGACTGGTGCAGCATTGAATATCGCACAGGGTGTCGCATCTAAGTCTGATGAACTCTATAATACTGCTATGAATCAGTATAACCAAGACAGAAGTTTCGAATATCAGAAATATGCTGATGCAATCAGAAATAACCAGAATAGACTCAATGCTCTTAATTCTGCTAACCAGTATAAGATTGGTCTCCAGGGTAACCTCGCATCTAATTACTACGATACGCAGGATTCGAGAATGTCAGATATTATGCAGGCTCAGCAGGATAGGTTAAATGCTCAGACTGGTTATGCATCTGCCCTCGCTGGATTATATTAATAAGGAGTTTACATGCCTATTTATACACGTGATAATATAAATTACGGTGGAATGCTCGGAAATGCTATGGCTAACCGTGCAAACTATTTACAACGTAGATACGATAGAGTTGCTCAGATGGGTCAGAACTGGGGTAATGCTATACAACAGTCTGGACAGGCTATTCAGAACGCATTTAACCAGGCTGCACAGTATCAGTATAATAAGGACCAACTCGCAAATCAGCAACAGTTCCAGGCAGAACAAGCTGCTCTTAACCGTGCACAGCAATTAAACATGGCTCGTGAACAACAGAAGTTCCAGGAACAACAGAATGCATTGAATCGTCAGAATACATACGATATTGCATTAATAAATAAGGGTGTAGCTAACCAAGAGCGTCAGGCACAGAACATAATGAATTATCAGAATGCTATTGCACAACAGAAATATGCAGAAGATATGTTGTTTAATGCTCGTCCTGGTAGTATTGAATATTTGCAAGCACAGAAAGCTCTTCAAGAATCCAAGAATAAAGCTGACTACTACAAAGATATGATTCCACAGCAACTATGGGAAGTAGATGCTGCTCCTCAACCTATTACTGGTGCTGCTGCTGAAGCTGCATTGAAACAGTTTGGAACTCCTGCACCTTTACCTAAATGGCAGGAGGAAGATTTGTTAGCTGAATGGAATGCATTGGATAAACGTTCTGGCGGAAAGTATGATGATGCTACAGCCAAGCGAATGAATGAAATCGCAGATATGCTCAATAATGAATCTTTAAGAGTACAAATAGTAACTAAAGGAGCTACTACAGAACAAAGACAAGCTGCATTAGCACAAGAACTTGCAGATGCACGAGCTCAATTCGCAGCAAATGGTACATACGATAATAAGAAGTTCAAGATTAAATATTCTAATGGTAAAGCATCCTTAGTGAGGAAATAATGAAAGACGAAGAAATAGAAACAATGGTTAATAAGATTGGCGAAGTTGCGCCTGACCAGGTTGCTAATTTCTTAGCTAATCCAGAAGCATTCGATTACTCTGTTCTCGAAGGTTATTCTGACTTTACTGATAAATACAAGAGTATTGCTGATTTCGTTGGTGATAAGAATGCAATAAAGGCACAAATCTGGAATAATCTAAACGGTAAGTTTCCTTCTGACGCTCGTTTCCAATCTTTACAAGAACAATATCCATGGTTAAACAAAGAAGACCTTAAGGAATGGTTTGACAAGACCAACGAGTATAAGAAGTTCTATGAAGACGAAGCAAGAAAGGAAGGTGAGAAGAACTTACGTAAGCAGGAAGTAAAGGAATGGGGATTCTTACAGAATCTTCTGGCTTCCGATTATTCAAAGCAACGTTATATTGACGATCCGAATGCTTCATTATTCGGTAAACAGGGTAAGTTCAACCCGTATACCAGTCAGGGTCAGGAAGAACTGCGAGACGTTATACTTGGTGGAACTGGCGCTGTAGTGGACTTACTTCCAGGTGCAGGCGCTGTAGTAGGTCCGTTTATCCGTGCAGGTCGTGATATATCCCATAAGGTTACTGATTCTCCATATCAGAAAGATATTGGACAAATCGGTATTGATTTCGGTAAGGATATGAGTGCAAACCTTGGTGCATGGTTACTTTCCAACGCACGTAAGGGTGCGAAAGCCGCACAGGCGTTCAAGGATCCTGAAATTACGCGTGCTATGAATTTAGCAGATGAAACAAAGGCTATCAAGGAAGGTTTGGCAACAGTCAGACCCGCTTCTCGTATACCTGAACAGAGAATGACAGATTTATATAGGGCATTGAACGTCGAAGACCCGATGAACGACATGGTTCTCAAGAATCTTATTAATGATATGCCTGAAAGCTATTTGAAGAAAGAATTATTGCCATTCGTAAGTAACATCAAGAATAAGCCTATCAATCGACAGGGTGTTATCGACGTATTGAACAAGTATGAACGCGAAACTGTTGGCCCATGGCAAGACGTGCTTAGAAAGGATTTGGCTCAGAACAGAATGCTTCCTGAAGAAGCACGTAACGGTTCTGAATATCTTGAAAGTGCATTAGGTTCTAAACCATATAAGGATCTCAGTAAGACACAGAAGGCTAAATATGCTATTAACCGTGCAGCTGAACTTGCAAATACAGGATGGCCAGGTCAGATTATGGTACAGGAAGGATATACTTCAGTCGGTCGTGGTAAGACACCTAACGTAGTCGAGACCGCGTTACAGAAAGCTGAGAAGGAAGCAACGATTGACCGTTTGATTTCTAGTTATTCATTGTTATGGAACAAGAATAAAGAACCTGTGGAAGCCAAGAATAACCCACTTATCAAGGCTGCATACGATAAATGGAAGGAAATGCAATGAGAAATTTCGATAACTGGAACAGATATTTAGACAATAATAACAAACCATTACGTGGTTGCGTTATGTTCAATGTCAAGGACGGTAATACAGTAGCGCCCATTTATGATAGTGATGGAACTGCATTAGATAACCCGCAATTGACAGACGAATATGGTAGGGCACAGCATCAGGTCTTCATCGACACTGATGTTGTTGCATATTTCTATAAATATATCGGTACAGGCAACTATACAAGTTACCGTTCACAGGATATTGATATAAATGACGATACGTTATGGTCATTACAGTATACTTCTGAGAATATCAATGACGTATTGAAACATATAACTTCAGATTCCGCTATGTGTATCGGAACAATCTCGGAATTACGTAACCTGGATATTACAAATGTTCCAGATGTTTGCGGTGAGAAAGTTATTACTCTGTTAGGTTATAACACAGTCGGAGATAAGGAACCAGTCAATTATATCTGGAATTCAGAACTTGAAGAGAATGACGATAACGGTTCTATTATTCAGGGACCTGAATTAACTGGTCGTTGGGTATTAGTCAAACCTACAGAACATTGTGATTCTAGACATTTCGGTATATTCCCGCAGAATACTACAAATTTCACTGGTGATACTGCACGTATGAATCAATGGATTGCATACTGTAATTCTGCAAATCTTAGACCATACTTCTCTGCAAACGGTGATTATAAGTATTACAAGTATAATAACCTTACGTTTACAATTCCTTACGTAGATATTGCTAAGGATGTTGTATTCCTCGATAATGGTACGTCGAATATTTGGACTACTGAATTTAACGGTGATCCGTATT